CCGCAGAGCTGTTCCTGCCAAAGGAATCTTTCGACTTTCAGGCGTACTGGTCAGCTATCATCAACCCCGTTGCACTTGGGGCTTGAATGCGCCAAGCGATTATTCTGTCAGCCTGCCAGGTGGCCGGGATCAACTGCTAAATCTGAATACCCCAAAAATTAAACGCCATGTGTTGACTAATGCTTAAACACTGTGTTTAAATACGCCCATCGGAACACCCAAAAGGGGAACAACGATGGCAAAAGAGCAGCCCGGCACCCGCAACCGTCAACAGCGGACACCTTTTAAAACCAGCAGCGGCCTGCAGATCGGCTGCATGTACCAGCCGCAGCAGCGCCCGGTTTACCACGACCCTGACGCGCTGCGCCTGCAGGACGCCTTGGTGAACCGCCGCCGCCAGCCTTCCGGACTGGGAATCGCAGCCGTGCGCCTGGTGCGCTGCTTTTGGGCGTGGTGCTGACATGGACGCCCACCACACATCAGGGCCTCGGCTTACTGCACCTGACGATGACACGCGACGCAGCCGGATGACGGAAATCGAAAAGCATGCGAATGCGCATCTGATCGCTACCGCACCCGAACTTCTGGCCACGCTGAAGGCCATCGTTGAGGAAGCCGACGGCACAAGCAAACCCTACTCAGCCGACAGCTACCTGCCCCCGCATCTGGTTCACGCAGCGCGGGTGGCCATTGCCAACGCCACACGGCTAGACAGCTGGAGCCAGGCATGAACAACCCACCCACTTGCGACCAGCTGCGCCAGGCCTATAACCTGATGGCCGCTCGCAACCACGAACTTCAGCGCATGACGTTCGCGCAAGCCATGGCCCATGACGTGTGGGCCAGGGTGATCGACTGCCGGGCACGGGCCATAAGGGCCGCCCAGTACCGCGCCACCACCACGCGCCGAGTGCGCCTGGTGCGCCGCTTCAACCCCCAAACAGGCACCTGGCACACCCAGCGCGTGGCCGGTGCTTTTGATGAATCCCAACCACTAATTGCCTGAAGATGCAAGCACTTAACACACAGATCGGCGGCGATCACTACAAAAAGCACCGGATCCAGCCGGTGGAGTTCATTTTCGCAAACGACCTCCCCTTCATCGAAGGGTCATGTATCAAATACCTGACGCGCTGGCGCGACAAGGGCGGCGTGAAAGACCTGGAGAAGGTGAAGCACTACATCGACCTGCTCATTGAGCTGGAGCATCGCAAGAACGCCCAGATGGTGGACGCCGCCGCCGAAGCGTGGCCGGAAAAGGAAGAACTGCCAGGGGGTAAAGCCTGATGGCCGGTCTGGACCTCAAATTCACGCTCACGCCCCGCAACAACGGCTGCGTGGGCCGCCTGAAGGACTCCACCAGCAATGGGGGGGACGCATGAAGCGCAAACTGTGGACGGAGTTTGACGACCGATGCCTGCGCTCGTTTTACGCCAACACGCACAACCAGGTGCTGGCCGAATTCCTGGGCCGCACCGAACCGGCCATCAGCAACCGGGCGATAAAGCTGGGCCTGCTGAAGTCGCCCGGTTACATAGCACGACAGGGAACCCGCTTCCAGGTGGGCCAGAGGCCGTGGAACACCGGTCTGAAAGGCTGGGAGCCGGGTGGGCGCAGCGTGGAAACACGCTTCAAAGCAGGCCACATAGGTGGCGCCGCCCAGCACAACTACAAGCCTATCGGAAGCCTGCGCATCAGCGCAGACGGCAACCTGGAGCGCAAGGTAACCGACGACCCGAACCTATACCCGGCACGGCGCTGGGTTCCCGTTTCCCGCCTGGTGTGGGAAGCCGAACGTGGCCCCATTCCGGCAGGGTATGTCGTGCGCTTCAAAGACGGCATGCACACCAATGTGCTGGAAGACATCACCGCCGACCGGCTGCAGTGCATCAGCCAAGGCGAACACATGCGCCGCAACAGCAGCTGGACCAAATATCCGCCCGAAGTTGCCCGCCTGGTGCAACTGAAGGGTGCCATCAACCGACAAGTCAACCGCATTGCCAGAGAACAGGAAGAAGCATGAGCACCCCACACATCAACCAGCTGCGCCAGCACCTGCTGGAAACCCTGGCCGACCTTCGCCGCCCCCACGGGGCCATGGAACCCGACCGCGCCCGCGCCGTGGCCCAGGTGGCTGGCGTTCTGGTGGACAGCGCACGGGTGGAGGTGGACTACCTCAAAGCAACCGGCCAGGACGTGAGCAACTTCATTGACGGGCTGAAGGCACCCACCGAACTGCCCGGCTTGACGGTGCATCGCGGCCACTGGCCACGGGTGGCGGGGGGTGAAGAATGAGCCGCATCGTCAACCTGGACGTGAAAGAAGGCGGCGCGTGGAAGCCAAGGAAAAGCCCATCAGCAAGACCGACCGGATGCGCGACTACCTGCGCCAGCAACTCGACCAGGCCGCTGCGCTCCTGCGCCGCCACGGCTACCAGGTGAAGAAACCGTGAACCGCCGCACTCGCTACGCCAACCTGCTGCGCAACCCGGTGGCTGCTGCGCTGATGAAGCGCCAGATCGTGACCGACCTGCGGAGCCTGCAGACCGACGCGCAGCTGCACGCGCTCATCGGTGCAAATGACAGCAAGCTCATCGACAACGCCGGTCGGCTGGCCTACATCACCGCCGATGCCGCCCGCGCCTGCAAGCTGCCCGACACTAGCCCCGACATGCGCATTGTGGCGGGCATGGCCCACGCACTGGCCGACCTGGCCAACCACCACGGCGACCGGTATCTGCACCGCCTGGCCATCCAGTCGGGCCTGCTGGCCTGCGAACGGCTGCTGGCCGAGTGCAGCCCATGGGCCATCGGCACCGCCGCCCTGAAGGTGGACGAACTCATCAACAGCGCAGCGGGCCTCACGCTGCATGACATCACACAACCGAAAGTCACCGCATGACCAACCACCAACGCACAGCCGCCTGGCTCGCCGCTTGCGGCAAACAACCCAATGTCGGCAACACCTCTATCCAGATCGGATGCCACCTCGAAGAGTTTGCCGAGTTGCTGCGCTGCATCCGCACCGACAGCGAAGGCGGCCAACTCATCATCGACCGCACCGTGGCCGACATGGACTGGCTGGCCGTCAAGATCAAGAAGGGCGACTACACCGCCCACATACCCAACCACCTCCGCGAGCAAGCGCTAGACGCCTTGTGTGACGGCGAAGTCACGGGCAACGGCGTGGCCTACCTGGCCGGGATGAACAAAGACGCTGCCGACCAGGCCGTGCTGGCCAGCAATGACGCCAAGCTGGTGGACGGCAAGCCGGTCATCCTCGAGGGCGGCAAGATCGGCAAGCCAGCCGGATGGAAAGCGCCCAACCTTTCCGCTTTTGTGTGAGGACAACACCATGGACAAAACCATTCGCCAAGTCCGCGCAGGCCAAGAGCCGCCCGACCTTCCCATCGACATGGCCCAGCCCGACGACGGATACATCGTGGTCAACCTCGGCGATTACACATTGGGGTCACTCGCGTGAAAACAACCATTCTGGCTGACTACAAAGCGAAGACCTCAACTGGTTCGCGCATTCACATGGCACACAACAACCTGCCATTGCAGGTGAATCAGATGATTGTCTGGATGCTGAACTACCCTGAGCTTGCTCTTTGCATGGTGCCCAAATGGCACGAACTTAAATCCGATCAACAAGCATTTGCCGACCACGCGGAAGGCAGCGCCAAAAATCACGGCCTAGAAGTATGACGAGTAAACCCATTTGAGCGATTCAACCCTGCTGCGTGACTTGGAACTGCGCGATGCCATCAGGGAGAGATTGAAGAAATGAAGCCGCTATCCAAACTGCACACCGAGGCAATTGAGAAGGCTCGGACAGAACAGGCCAAGGTCAAAGCCGCTGCACTGGCAATGATCGAGACGCCGATGAACCTCATCAAGGCTGTCCTGCTCAAGCACGAGGAAGCCGTGATTGATGTGATGCGTGAACTGCATCAGCAACAGCAGGAGGATGAAGGACTGCTGCGGCAGGCGCTGGAGGCGTTGGAGATGGCACAGAGGGACGCACAGATAGCAGAGGCAAGCACAGCCATTGCCAAACTGAAAGAAAGACTGAAATGACGACCGGCGAGCTTTTAACTCTTGAAGACATTGCCAGTCTGCACCGATGCTCGGTCAGACACGCGCGGGACGTTCTGGTTAAACTACCCGGCTTCCCGCCTGAAGCGCCCACATCAACACCAAGAAATCGGCTTTGGCTCAGATCGGAAGTGCGGGCCTACATTCACAGAAAGCCCACAAAATCCCCACAAAGTCTGGCTTTTTCATAGAGGCTTCGATTCCTGTCGGGGGGGCCACCGAGTGGAAACAGTGACGCTTTGACGGAATCCCATAGATGGGAAGTGCTAAAGTTCCAGAATGGAACTATCAGACCTCCCCACACAGTCCCCACACAGGCGCCCACATGGCCAGCATCACAAAGCACGCTAACGGCTGGCGTGCCTTTGTCGAACGTCACGGCATACGCAAGACCAAGCTACTGCCTACCAAGAGGGAGGCCCAGGCATGGGCGCTTGAAACCGAGAACCGACTCAATCGGCTGAAATCTTCGGGAGGGAAAACCCTAAGTGACGCGGTGGATCACTACCTAAAGACCGTCAGCGTCACGAAGTCAAAGCCGGAATGGGAACGCCGCAGGTTTGAGCAGTTCATGGACTTCATTGGTGATGTGTACCTGGCAGACATATCCAGCGAGGACATAGGCCGCTGGCGGGACGACCGGCTCAGGACGGTCACCGGGGCCACAGTCCAGCGTGAAGCAAACCTCCTGCGCAACCTTTTCACCATCGCTGTCGATGAGTGGAAATGGCTCAGTGTCCACCCCTTCAGGGGCGTGAGACTCCCCGAGCAAGAGGAAGCCAGGCATCAACTGTGGCGGTGGCAAAAGATCAAGCGGGTTCTGCGCTCAGGCCGAGAAGGCAAGACCGGCGAAGTCGTCAAGGCGTTTCACATCGCTCTGCACACTGGAATGAGGCTGGCCGAGATACTGACGGGCACCTACGATGATAGGCGTTTTGTGTACCGGCTTGAGAGGTCCAAGACCAGCAAGAAGCCCGTGGAGGTGCCGATACCAAGACGCGCTCGAAAGCTACTGCCAGAGCGTTTTACTGTCGGTCCGAATGAGGCATCGACCTTGTTTTCCAAGCTGGTCAAGCAACTCATGCTGGGTGACCTGCACTTTCACGATGCCAGAGCCACAGCCTTGACCCTGCTGGCCAGGCGAGTGGATGTTCTGACGCTTGCCAGAATCAGCCGCCACAAAGACTTGTCGCTCTTGATGCGTGTCTACTACCGAGCCACTCCAGAAGACATCGCCAAGCGGATCTGATTCAAGGGTCACTCACCTGGCGTTCAATCTCAGCCCGGTCTGCGATGCAGGCGACGAGGGCAACTCGTAGCTGATCGGCTCGGGCAGCCTC